TTACCGTTGCCTCTTGGCCATGGGGACCACCTTCTGTGCCGGGACTTTCGCAATGTCCGCAGCAAGACCATTCACGATTTCGCCGGCCACGTCAGCCGCCTGTTTCATGGCGTCGTCCCGAAGATGGGCGTATCGCTGGGTCATCATAGGAGACTTGTGCGTCAAAAGTTTTTGCAAGGTATACATGTCCACCCTGCCCGAGGACGCCAGCAGGGAGGCATAAACGTGTCGCAGGCCATGCAGCGCCCGGAAACTCCGGGGCAAACTGGCCTTGTCCCTGATGGCGTTGACGTACCGCTGAATGTAGACACGCTGACCGCCGGCCCGACCGGGAAAGACAAAATCGCTGGTCCTCGGCAGAGATTCGAGCAATTCCCTTGCCGTGTCACTGAGGGGGACTTTTTCATCCTGTCCGCTCTTGGCGTCGGGGAGGTGAATCACACCGTTTCGGAAGTCGATATGGCTCCACTGCAATTTGAGCATTTCCGACTTCCGTAGTCCCGAAAACAATGCCAACTTCATGATAGGCCCGGCAAAGGGGTGGTCGTCTTCATCAATGGCCTTAAGCAGCTCGGCCAATTTTTCCGGGGCGAGGTCTTCCGTCTTGAGGCTTTGCGCCCGGGGAAGCTCCACCACAAATCCCGGCCCGGGGCACAGATTCTTTTTGCAGCCGTAATTGATGATCCGCCGCAGCAGTTCCAGGACATTCTTGACTGTGCCGGGTCGGTGAGTCTTGAGCAGCTTAATCCGCAAGCGGTCCACGTCCAGGGCGATGATTTCCGCAGGAGCCTTGCCGCCAAAGGTGGGGAGGATGAAATTCTTGTAGCGGTTCTCGTCGGTCACGAGGCCCTTGAGGCCCGGCTTCCCGGCCTTGTACGCCTCCCACAGCTTGGCGATGGTCCAGCGTCCTTCCTCGGCTTCCTTGGCAGCCTCGGCTGCTTCTCGTCGGGCAGTGTTCGACGGCGCTTTACCCTCGATCCTTTCCGCCCGGATGCGCGAGGCTTTGGCCGGCGTCATGGCGTCCTGAAATTGCCTGCCGGCTTTTTCCTCGATCAGCTTCCCGTCGCGGCGGTAGTGGATGTAATAAATCCGCTCGGGTCTGTCCGAGGTGACAGCGGTCCCGACGATATAGAACACCCCTACATAATCCGTCCGAAATCGTTCCTTGGCTGGCATGGCGGCCTCCTTGTTGGGAGGATGTTGGGAGCAGATTCACCACCCCCAAAAGACAGGGAACCGAAGCGCAACGCGGGATTCCGTCAACTTCGCTCCCAACACTATACCCAACACACAAGGTCAATTTAGGTAAAAATCGGTACAAGTCAATAGCCGTCGAGCAAGATAAAAATTCAATAATATCAAAGCTAGTAGCCATCAGCACAAATCAGTAAACAAACTGCTCTTAGTTCTCATAACCCGAAGATCGTGGGTTCAAATCCCACCCCCGCAACCAGACAATTCAAGGGCTTACAGCACAAAACGCTGTAAGCCCTTTTTCTTTTTCCTACCGATTCCCTCCGAGCGCCTTTTGTCCTGCCGAGCCATCCATCAGGCGTCCGACTGTAAGCGCTCAATCAAAATGAGAAATCGTTTCAGGCAAAATGAGAAGGGGCTAAGCGCCTTCTGAGCCCTTTACCCCTCCCCATCGTTCTGCCTTTTTACGCGCAGTTTTCGGCCATCATTATCCGCCCAAGTGCCCAGCGCAGGACAGGAGGCGTGATGCCGTTTCCGAGGCACCTAAGTCGGTCCAGCCAATGGGCACACCCATCATCCACTCGACAAACGACGGGGCCGCTATAAGCCGATACGGCGGCTTGGGATCGCGGTCCCGTAAGCCGCAGGCCATTCCAATCAACCGGGCCGTCAGGTTGCCGGTGGATTGCCAAGTCTCCTCCCGGCGCAAGTATTGGCGCACGGGCTGGCCCTCGATCGCCGCCGGGGTAGGCAACAAGGATAACCCGCTCACGCAGATGCGGGGCGCCAAAGGCTGCCGCCGGAAACACGTCCCACTCCGCATCATACCCGATCTCGGCCAGGTCCCCAAGAACGCGATCGATGCCCCGGCCGAGGAGCGCCTTGACGTTTTCCACGACTGCGTACCGGGGTCGTAGCTCGCCAAGAATACGGGCGTACTCAGACCATAAGCCGGATCGCTTGCCCGTGATGCCGGCTCCCGTCCCGGCACAACTGATGTCCTGGCACGGGAAGCCTCCGATAACAATATCGACCTGTTTGACGTTTTGCGCATGGATGTCCCTCACATCATAATGGACGGGAACACCCGGCCAGCGTTTGGCCAGCACAGCGCGGGCATAGGGATCACATTCGCAAAACCAGGCATGAGAAAGACCGAGCGCTTCGGCGGCGATGTCGCCAAGGCCTGCCCCGCTAAAAAGACTTCCGACATACAACGTGTTCTCCTGGTGGGGCCTCTTGGGGCTCTGGTCCGGGGCTCGAGGCCCTCAGGAGATTCATGGTCCCGCATCGCGGGCACTTGATGGAGAGGTCCAGTGCCTCCCCCTTTGCCAACAGTCTCTTACACTCGCCGCATCGAATTTCCCGCATTCCCTACTCTTTACAAGGTTGTGCTTGCCCTGCTACGCCCCTCATACCCCTGGTCGCCAGATCATGGGCAGGGAGCAGCCGGCTTCGGCTGGTGGTCCGATGTCCCCGCATCGGGCCAGTGAGGCGGCTCCACCCGTCTCGCCTGCTCCGCTTTTAGGCTGCCTTGGGCAGCGTCATCTCGCAAATCTTGTCCAGGACCGTATCCTGGTCGGCAATCACACCCCGGGCGATGGCTTCCAGGGTGGCCATCGCTTTGGGGCTGGCGTCGTCCATGGCCAGCTCGCCGGGCAACGCCGGCTGGATGCGCGCCATCCGGTCCCCCAGGAGCGCCTTGCACTGATGGGCGGCCGTGTCGGCCTGACCATCGAACATACAATCGAGCAACGGGCGGACCCAGGCAGCGAGTCCCCAACGTCGGGCCATCTCATAAAGATACGGCCGCTCGATATGGCCCGTTCCAAGCGACACCAGGACCACATCGTCGAGGCGGCCGGCTTTGGCCGCCTGGGCCAGGGCGCAGGCGGCCGGGTTGTTGGCGAAAAGGCCGCCATCCACGAAGGTGCCGGCATCTCCGGCAAGGCTTTGGATGCGCGCCGGGGGAAAAAACGTCGGCGCGGCCGACGTCGCCCGGCAGACGTCGCGCAAATAGAAATCGCGCCAACCGTATGATTTGGCTTTGACGGACTTAAACAGCACCGGGCTGCGGGCCTCTATGTCGTAGGCCGGCACAAGCAGCTCCACCGGGCAGTCAGACAGCTTGCGGTCGCCAAAGACGTCGGCCAGGGCGGCCTCAATGCCCCCAGCCCCGTATTGCGGCCCCCACAGGCCAAAGCCGGTGGCCAACCGATGCGCGAAGGACCGGGGAAAGATTTGCGGGCCCTTGTCCCGGTAGAGAGCAACCACCCGACTGGCCGGGATACCGGCGGCCACAGCGCAGGCGATGATACCGCCGGTGCTGGTGCCGGCAACCAGGTCAAACAGGTCGGCGGCCAGACGACCGGTCCGGGCCTCGATCTCGGCCAGCACCATGGCGGCTGTCAGCCCCAGCAGTCCGCCGCCGTCGGCCGTCAACACCCTGCGACTCATGACAGACCTCCCAAATCAATGACCACGTCGGCCACGGCCTCGGGCGACGCGCAGGCCTCGATCTGATCCTCTATTGCCTGCCGGCGGCCCAGGATCGGGCCGGCTACGGCAGACCAGACGGCAGCATTGGCCAGAATGCGTCGAGCTAGCTCAGGCACCCGATCATCGAGCGAGGTGCCGAGACTGGGCCGCTCGGCGGCCATGGTGCGCAACAGCGGCACGTCGGCGGCCGGGTTGGCTGCCCAGGCGGTGGCCTCGGCGATTTGCTGCGGCCAGCTCAATACCTCGCGCTCGGGATATCGTGCCGTCAGCGGGGCCAGGGCGGCGTCGCAGGCAGCGTTGAGTACCGCTACTGCCGATGCTTGCGACGCCGCCAGTGACGGCCCGGCCAACCACTCCCCACCAAATCGCCGCAGATTGGCCGGCGGATCGACCAGGGCAACGCCCTCGGGCAGTTGCGTGGCCAGGAGGGCGGCAGCTTGCTCGTCGTCGGCACGATATACGGCGTACACCCCGGGGAGTAAGACGGGGGCGGTTATCTGCATCCCTTGGCCGTCACTTGTGCCCGGTGTCTCAACAACGGGACCGACGTAGCTATAAATGCCGACAGGATGTTGCTGGCCATCAAGACCAAGAGCAGACAGGCCGGAGGCCACAAAATGAGCGACGATTTGGGATTCGGTAGAAGAATGAATGCAAAAATCTTTCAAGGAAAACTCCTACGATGAAATTGCCTGCATGGAACTGTCTGACTTCTCATAAGGGAATTCAGCCAAATGAGAGAGGTGACCAAACCAAGCCTCATTGCCGAGAGCATCGCGGCCGATATAAAGGCTGGACAAGGAGTCTGGAAGAGAAATGTTAGCAAAAAAAACGTCAAAACCATCGAGACATGCCTTAATCTTGGTTTTATTAAAACATACGACAAGTTTTATGTCTGTATCGTTTTGAACAGCGCCAAGATTAAGAACAGATGGAGCGCCATTACGGAAGATGCCAACTTTAAGCAGTCCGGTGCTTCCACGAGCAACATATAGAGCATTATTCCAAGACCCATCGTTCAAAACGAACAGCACTTGATTCATTTCAGACGGAGGCAGGCCCGGGGCTGTTCTAGCTTTAACAAAAAAAGTACCCTGACTGGAATTGAAAGGAAACGATGAAACAGGAATAACCCAAGAATCAGCAGGGCGCGTTGTGGCGGTGGCCGCTGTGGAGCGTAGCGAACTATCAAACGACCCTTCTTCGAGCTGCGCACCCCACAACCCAAGGCCGCTGCCGGCAGCCCCGAGATAGGAATTCAATCCGCCAGAAATGGGATACACCAAGAACGATGCGGATGCGCCCTGCCCCTTTGTGGCGGTCAAAATACAACGACGGCGGCCGTCACGAAGCGATTTGATTTTGGCAGAAACATCCGTCCAGGGGGCCATGATTGTTGGAATTGAGACAGAGTTATTTGACAGATCGAATCTGGCTTCGATAACGGACGTGACGGTGTCAGACAATACACCGGCAAAAACAGATCGCTCATCAGGATCGGCATAAATACTTGCCGTCATGGGAATGTTGCCGATTAAAGAATCGGGAGCCATCAGGTAGTGCTGGCCAGAAGACGCGTCTTCGGAGAGCTTGCCCATCGTAAGGGTATTGTCTGGTGCGGTGTAAGAGTTTTGAACAAAGGAGCAACCAGCCGTAGTCCAGCCACCAAACGTAAGGCAGTTTGGCAGGAAGTTCGTTTTCGGGCCTTCAAGCAGCCATCCAAGTAGGTTCCCGTCAGCATCCCAGTCCCGACGGATACGATCTGCCGCCACCCACTCCAGGAAGCCTGTCTGGCCCATCCGGAACGCCCCGGTCGAACGGCTAAAAGTCCCGATGGGGACCGTATCCGTGGTCATGGCGGGCGCAAACAGATTGAGCGCCGGCTGGATGACTCCAGGGAACACCCCCAACGTGTCACGCATCGCCGGCATGACGCCGGCATTTTCAGCGTACAATTTCGCATCACGTGCATAGCCGCTGGCTTCGGCGGCCTTGTTTGTGGCCGTCATGGAGGCGGATACGGCCGTCGTCGACGCTCCCACGGCCTGCCCCCGGGCTTGGTCGACCGCCGCCGCCAACAACTCTGACTCTGCCCGGGCTGTTGCAACAGTTTCCTTGTCGGCAGCAACGGCAGCAGCTGCTGCATTTACTGCTTGTGCAAGGGCGTTGGCCTGACCGGAGAGCGTGTTAATGTCTTCAGCGACGCCCGGCAACGCATCCAAAAACGGGGCCATATCCTCTTCGTATTGTAATTCGTCTTCAACGGTCAGCGGTGGCTTGGGCAATGGCCGGATGGTTACGTCTATCATGTCACATGCCTGTTGTTTCGAGGTTGCAGTAGGAATAGGTGCCGTGGTCCACGACGATGGAAAACGTGGATTTTATGGCCAGGGTCAACATTGCCTCAATGGTGTTTTTCGTGCGTTCGGAGTTATCCAGGATGTAGACGGCTGGTGTGCCGGAAAGCCCGGCAAACAGGTTGTCCACCCAGGAGACATGTCTGTTTTCGATCTCAATCTCGACCGTGCGCTTCTTGCGCGTAAGCCCCTTGGAATACGAGACCACGCCGAACGCATCCTCGGTGATCTTCGAGGAATCGGCAGTATCCAGGCGCATTCCCAGCCGTACGTCGCCGACGTAGCGCGTCGTGCCGATGGCCACGGCACCGCACTTGGCCAGGGAGTGGCCGAAGATGCGAACCCGCAACTCCGCTCCAAACGACAATGGAAACGGCTCGAAAATATTGGCGCGCAACTGTTTCCATGGGCCGAAGAAATACGGGAATAGCTTTGTCGCGCCCCGCTGGGACAACCGGATGGTACGGGTCCAGAGTGTGACCCCGTTGCGGAGGCATTCCACATCCACCCGGCTGCCGGCCACATTGAACAACGCCAGCCCGTTGCAACGCGAGGCGTTGAAATGCCATTCGATGGCGTGGCCGCCCTCGACCGGGATACCGATCGTCTGGGTGTGCGAGTAGGCGTCCAGGGCGGCGGCGCGGTTGGTCGGTCCCAACTCGGCCCAGGCGGTCCCGTCGGTCAGGGCGATGCCGCGATTGAGCACCCCGATTTCCGTCCATTCGCTTTTGCTGTCGACGCTGTAGTTTGGGGGATACTTTGCCGTGTTGGCGATGTTGCATTGATAGATGCGATGCACATCTTCGACATAGCAGCACTGGGCCGGAGCATACTCCACGTCGCCGGCCCAGGCGTCGATGCCGGCAATGGTCTTGCCGGCCACAGCCTGATACCGCTTGCCGTTGCTGATGACCTTTTCGCTGGCAATATATACGTGGTCCGGGTCATAGACAGGATGATCGTCCTCGGGGATATTGCAGTATTTGACGACAGCGTCGTCCAACACCCGTAACAGCATCACTCTCATTGCTGCGCTCCGGCTGTCTTGCGCACAGGCGGTTGCCCGTACTGGTCCCAATCGTCCATCCGGGCATCCAGACGGCGGGTTGCCAGGGTCAGATCGGCAAGCTGCTCCCGGCTGCGTGTTTTAAACTCCCGCAGATCATCCGCCACGGTGCGCAGCACAACCACGGCAGCGTCCGACCCGTCCTGCCTCTTGACGGTTGCCTGCCGCATTTCGCCCAGGTCGGCCCCGATGCCGGCCAACAACTCCCCGAACGACAGGTCGCGCAGGGCCTGACCGGCGCGGTAGTCCCGGATGTCGCCCCGGATGCCGGCCAGCACGTCGACGGCCTGGGGGAAGCTGCCCATGAAGCCGGCCAATCCCTGGAACCCGGCCTGCACACTGCCCAGCACCCCGCCAAAGATGTTCAGCGTGGTGGCGTAGGGACTCACGCCCGAGGTGACGCCCAGGCGCACCAGCTCCGGGCCGCGCTCACCGACCAGGGCGACACCGCCGGCCGGGATGACGCCGCCGGCCGCATACGGCCGCACCAGACCGATATCGCCCGGGCTGCGGGGTTGGCCGGTGGCCAGGTATCGGTCCCAATGCTGGCGTGCGATGTATTCGAGGGTCGCCGCGCTGTTATCGAACGGGAGGCCCATGATTTCCGCCATCATTTGGGCCAGGACCAAGGGTGATCGCGTCCCGACAGGGTCATTTGACCATTTCGTCTTGAAATACCGCAGAGTCTTCAGCAGCATGGCGTCGGCGGACGGCACGTCCAGGCCTTCGGCAAAACCGCAATCCAGCCAGTGCGCTCCATAGTTCCCGGCTCCGTACGCGTTATCGATGGCCGCCCGGATGTCCCGCCAGTTAGAGGTCCCCCCGGTGGACGTGTTCACCTGGGCGGTCTTGGCGTGGTAGTATTGCAGGGCCGCGTCAGTCGGCGTCGCATAGCCGGTCGTCGCGGTGATGCCGTAGCTGCCGCCCCAGCCGGCATAGGTGTCGAGACCGGCCAGCACTTCGTCCACGGTCCAGTTCGTCCGCCCCGCGTAGGCCTGGGCGTTCATGGCTCCCCGCAGGTTGGCGGCCCAGGCTTCCTCTTCCGGGTCGGTGGGGTCCACCGGCGGCGGCGTGATAACTGGCGGCTCTTCGTTGAGTTGCCCGACAATGTTTTTCATCTGCGTCAGCAACACCAATATCTGCTGCATGTATTGCGGCATGGTCTGGCTGTTGAATTGCGCCAACTGGGCCAGGAAGGAACTGGAACTGGTCGGGCCGCCCAGGGCCGCCGTGATGTCGGCGTCGCTGTAGCCGGCCGCTTTGAGTAAATCCTCAACAGACTCGCGCCAGTTCGCTCCCGCACCGGTTGTATCGGCGTACAGGCCGGAAAGGTCCGATCCGATAATCTGGGAGGCCAGCAGCAAGGCTTGCAGCTGTTCCGTGTTGGGGTCTTCTTTGCGCAGTTCGGACAAAATCAGATCCAGGATGCTTTGCTCGGCCTCGAGCGCATCGACGATGCGCAGGGAATAGCTCTCTTCGCTACCGGCCAGGGACTTGGCATCCTGCAACTTGGTCATGATCTCGGCATAGGCGGCCATGTAGGCGTCCTGGTCGCCGGTTGAGGACTGGAGGGCCGACAGATATTGCTGGGCCAGATCGGAGAGTTGGGACGCGGCAGCGGTGCGGGCGCTGCCGTGCCCGGCCGTCTGCATGGTGTTGTAGGCCGTGTCGATCTGGCCGCGCAGGGACTGCGCCCGGGCGGCATCGCTGACGGGCGCATCGGTCCCCGACGACAGGTCGCCCACGGTCTTGTCGATGGCCAGACGGGCGCTGCGGGCGTCGGCGGCCAAGGCGCGGTAGGTGGTCAATTCCTGGTCCAGCACGTCCGTGATGGACCCGATGGTATCCCCGATGACATTGACCAACGTGGATAATTGGGACTTGAGGTCGCTTAACGTGTCGTTGAGTTCGTCGAGATGATCCTGCCAAGCCTGTTCCTGGAGCTTTTGCCAGGAGCTGGCGCGCTCGGCTTCCTGCACCTGCCCCAGCTGGGCCATATACTCCTGGCCGCGCCCGGAGTTTAACGCCTCGTAGCGTTCCTGGCGCTGCTGTTCGAGCAGGCGCGTCCAGCTCGCCATGGTGTCGTTGCCGGCCGCCTCGTAGGCCCGGGCCGCCAGATCGGCCCAATCCGCCCGGACCTGATTGAGCCTGGCCAGGGCTTCCTGGGCCAGTTCGGCCGCCTGGACCTGGGCCAGCAGCAACAGGTTGGCGGCGCTGTAGCCATCCTGGCGCGCCTGGGCCAGGGCGGATTCCGCCGCTGCCAACGACTCCACAGCGTCGGCCTCGTCGCCGTGCCCGGTCGCCCGCAGCAGCCGCACAGTGAGGCTGGTCTGGATGGCGCGCTGTGCCGCCTGCTGCTCCGCAATAGCCTGTTGCAGTTCAAGGGCCAGGGCCTTTTCCAGGTCGGCATAGGCCTGGGCCGTGTACAGCCCGCTTATGCGAGCGTCCCGGAGTTGTTGCTCGGCAGCGGCTTGGCGCTCCAGGAGGTCGGCCTCGTCGCCGCGCCCGGTCGCCCGCAGCAGCCGCACGGCGAGGTCCGTCTGTATTTTGCGCTGGGCGGCCAGCTGTTCTTCGATGGCCTGGGCCAGTTCCAGGGTCATGGCCGTTTCCAGGTCGGTCAGGGCCTGGGCGGTGTACAGGCCGCTTTCGCGGGCGTCCCGGAGTTCCTTCTCGGCAGCGGTCTGCCGGTCGAGCCGGTCCGCCTCGTCGCTGTGGCCCATGGCCCGCAGCAGCCGCGACTGCACCGTCCGCACGTTGGCCTCGATGGTCGCGGCGATTTCGTTGGTCAGCTTTTCGACCTCGCGGGCCTGTACCGCCGCCAGCCGGACCAGTTCCGTGGCGGACAGCAGCCCGGCGGCAGCCGCGTCCCGATACTCCCAATCGCTCTTGAAATAGGTCTCGGCCGCCTCGGCATAGGGATCGCCCGCCGCTTTGCGCTCGCGGATAATCAACTCCTCTATGGCCTGCCAGTAGTCCCGGCCCTGTTCGGCCTCCATCTGGGCCAGCTCCAGGCGCTGGGTCTCCTGGATTTTCTTCAGGGTCGCGGCGTCGTATCCGGCGGCCCGGGCCGCCGTCAGCTCATTTTCCTGGGCGGCGAGCAGCTCGGTGATGTCGGCCAGCTGATCCAGCCCCTGGGCGCGCAAGGCCCGCACGTCCAGATCGGTATTGTACTGCCGCACCATCTCGGCCCAATCGTCCAGAGCGTCCTGGATGGTATTGAGCGCGTCGACCCATTTGGCCGCGTCGTTCCAGGCCTCAAACTCATCGGCTGTCAGCGGGCCGCGCATGGCCGCGTCAAAGCGCGCCCAGAAGTTGTCCAGGCCAACACCGGTTTCGGAGAGCATCCCGATATATTCGGTCGCCTTGTCCGTGTAATAGCCCAGGTTTTCGGCGTACTGGTCGAGGGTGGAAAGCGTGTGTTTGACCAGCCGTTCCATGGCCGCCTGAAACTCGTCATCCCCGCCCACGGCCTCGATCAACTGACTGGCGTAGTCGGCCTCGGCGATGCGGCGCAGCTGCTCGTCGGTGGCCTGGACGGCCTCGCCGGCATTGGTCGCCGAGGCTGACAACTGGGCCAGCTGGTCTGCCGTGGCCCCCATGGACTGGGCCATGGCCAGGGTGGCCCCGGCAGTACCCGCCGCCGTGGAGCTGGCCGCCTCGCGCAACGTCGCCAGCTTTTCATCGGTGATGTTGGCCAGGGCCGAAAGGTCGTAGCCAAACGCCTCGGTGTAGCCGCTGACCAAGCCAAAGGAGGTGGACAGCCGCTCGAACTCGTCCGAGTAAACCTCATAATCTTTGGCGACCGCGTCGAACGCGCCGCGCAGACCGGCCGCCTCCAGGGCGGTAAACGCCATGGCGTTGCCGACGTTGCGCACGTACACGTCAAGCTGCTCGCTGGTGAGCGTCATTTCCGGAAAACTGAAGCTGTCCAGCACCTCGGCGGAAATGCCCAGGGTCTTGGCAAAGTCCTGGAGGTTCTCGGCGATGTCGTCCAGGGCGTCGTTGATCTGCCGGGCCACGTCCGGGTCCACCATGCCCGTGTCGGCGATGGAATGGCTGGTTGACGTGGAGCCGAACATGCCCGACGTGGTGGTCTTGTAAAAATCCACACCGCTCATGTTGAGCGTGCCGGCGTTGATAGCGATCTTGTAGCCGGAACCGGTTTTTTCGGTCACGGACGACGAACCACCGAACAGACCGCCCAACAATCCGCCCAATGCGCCGCCGATGGGACCAAGCAGGCTGCCCAGCGTCGAGCCGGCCAACCCCAGCATGGTGGACAGGCCCGAGCCGGCCAAGCTGCCCAACGCGCCGCCAACGGTGCCGGTCATGGAGTCGCCGCTGTTAAACAACGACCCGATGCCGGCCCCCACAGCCGCGTTGCCGAGAACCGATTTCCAGCCGGACTCGGTGCCCTTTTGGACGGCGCTGGTAAACGATCCTGCCGACCAGGTCTGATAACTGCCGGCCGCATAGGTTGATGCGCTGGCGTTGTAGAAGTCGCTAGACTTGGACAGTTCTTTGGCGATACCCTTGCCGATGTCCGGCGCGTCGCCGATGACCATGCCCAGGTCCGAGGAGCCGCCAGCCAGACTGTCCAGCATGGAATCCCCGGCGGATCGGCCGATGCTGTCGCCCAGGTTGGCCATGCGCGCCACGTCCCAGACCGAGCCGCCCGAGGTCGTGGACGTGGCGGGCAGGCTCCCCCCCAGCGACCCGAGCCAGCCGCTGCCCGTCCCACTGCCGCCGCCCAGGCCGCCCACGAAATCCTTGAGCCACATGCGCAGCATCTCTTCGATCATGCTGGCAAAAATATCGAGGACCGAGGATTTCAGATTGCGCATCAGGTCTTCGATGCCAGCCGTGCCCTGGCCCCAGGACCGCAACATGTCGCCGGCACCGGTGACCACACCGTCGATCATGCCGTCCGTGGCCTGGATAATGCCGTCTGCGGTCCTGTCCCAGGATTCCTTGGTCCGGGTGGCCTCGGATTTGTACGTGCCGTAGGCCAAGGCCCATTTGGTTTCCAGGGTTTCGGCAAACGAGCCGGCATATTCGGCCTGACGTTCCAGCAGCGCCTTGTTGTAGGCGTCCCACTGCCCGGCGGCGTAGATGCGATAGGCTGTTTCGTCGTCGGCAACCCGCCTGACCGTGGCCAGTTCCTCTTCAAGCAAGGCTTTGCGGGCCTGCCAATACTTGTCGGACACGCCCTGGTACTGCTCGTAGTTGCTGACCGTGGATTCCAGGCGCTTTTTCTGGGCGGCCGCATCGAGCAGCCCCATTTTGTCCGCCCGGTCCTGATCGATGACCGTCCACTGGCCGGCCACCTCCTGCCAGATGGCCAGCGTATCCGCCCCGGCCTTCCGGGATGCGGCCACGGCCGCGTCCCACAGGGCCTTGGACTGCGATGCGGCCTGGGCCGTGATTTTTTGCTCCATCTCGGCGGTCCAGGCCGCCGTCTCGGCTTCCCCGCCACGCTCCAGGAGCGCCGGATCGCCGAGCGTCTGGGCCAGCTCGCGCAGCACGTCGGCTTGTGCCCGCAGGCTGGCGATGGTGTCCTTTTGGACGGCCAGATCGTGGAACTTCTGGTAGGAGGCGGTCAGGAGGTCGATAACCTGCTGGTAGGCCGCCGCGTCGCCCTTGGCCCCGATCATGGCTTGCTGGGCCTGATTGATGGCCTGGGTAAACCACTTGTCGACCCGGGCGGACTCGCGGCCCAGGCCGCCGGACAGGCTGTCATCCATCGCCTGGAGCGATTGCGTCACGTTGTCCAGATAGGCGCTGGCCCGCTCGCCGTACCGCTCGGCGGCCGTGGCGGCGGCAGCGGCGGACTTTGCGCCCCGGCTCCCCTTCCGGTCCAGGCTGTCGAGCTTATCGTTGTAGGCCCCGAGTGAGGCGCTGGCCGCGTCGTTAAGATTGCGGACAGTGTCCCAATCGCCGGCCGCCCAGGCCGCCGACCACCCCTTGGCGATGGTCTCCTGTTGGGACTTCAGGGTGTTCGCCAGAGCCGTTTGCTGCCGGTCTATCGGAGCGTGGGACTTATTATTTTGTCCAATGGCCAATCCTGCCTCGACGGATTCCTTGTACTGACGCATCCCCTTGTAGTATTCAGCCCACCACGCATTAGCCTCATCCTGCTCTGTTTTAGTAGGAATTCCTGGAATTGTTGACCCGTGGCTTTTGGCCGTATTGTTATTTCTAATAGCTTCCGAAAGCTGCTTGGATATCGAAAGCTTTTCGTCGCGATATCTGCGTAATAATTCTATCTGCGCATTAAGATTTTCTTCAAGCTCTTTTCTCTTTTCTGGATCTGTCTCATTGTATAATTTGTCATTCATCTTTGAAGCATGTTCTTCCATGGAGGATATGCGCCAAGATCGAACCCCATCATTACTGTCCAAAGCTGTCAGACCAGTTGCAACGACAGCCCCGCCGACACCTCCGAATCGTGCGCCAATTGCCGCCGCGCTGCCGTATTTGAGCAGCATTTTTACCTCGTCAGGCACACTGTCCCAGGTGTTTTTAATATCCTGGATACCCCCTATAATGGCGCTAACCGCGCTGGGCGTCTCACTCATGAGAATGTTCAGGACGTTCGACAGACCAGAGGCAAGGCTTGCCAGCATGTCCTGGGTGGTCGGGTCTTGGATAACCTCCTGAAGCTGACGCATCGAATCCGTGGCTGTCGATACGTTGGAGGATGCAGCCTCAAGAAACGCTGCCCCAAGCATCGTTTCGAAGTCTTGAACATATCGCTTGAATGATTGCAGTTGCTTGCCAACAGTGCCCATGGCAGCTTCATACGTCCCTGCACGTCTAGAGCCTTCCTCCAAGACAGCATTGAGCGCGGCTGTCCTCTTTTGAGCTTCTGTCAACTCACCTTTTGTAAGTCCCAACCTATTTGCATAAGCCTTATAGGCGTCTTCAAGGTTGACCATGATGCCCATGTGGTGCAGCAACACTGTTTGCCCTGTCGTGATACCTTGGACTAATTTGCCGAATGCGTCACTGGAGTTGGTGTTTGCTATGACCGCTGCATCCTGGGCGACTCTGGCCAGCTCGCCGGCCTTCGTCAGATCAAGTTGTGCCGCTGCCATTTTTGTTACGGATTCCCGTGATTCCACCATCGAGATGCCGGTCTGCTGCACGCTGGCAGCAAAATCCATCATCTGATTGCGGGAATAGCCGGCGTTTTGACCGACCTGCTCCAGAACCACGCCCATGGTCTGGTAGCGAGCGGCGGTCGAAATGGAGTCGGCGACAAGATTCAAGGCCGAACGCAAGGAGATGTACGCCGCGACAGCGGCGGTAAGCTGGGTTATGAGCGAGTTGAACGCGCCGGCCGAGGTAGTCGCGCCATTCGAAATCGTCGAGATGGCATTGTTGGCGGCGGTAGCCTGCGCGGGCACGACGCCGAGCTGCCGGCAAAGCTTGGCAAGCTCCTGCTGCGACAAACCGGCGGCTGTGCCGATACGCTCAATCTGCGCACGCGTCCGGTCCAAGGCGGCCTGTGCTTGGTCGGTCGAAAGCTTGTCTCGAAACCGGTCGGCGAGTTTGGCCATGGCGTTATCGGACAGCTTTGCGGACACGCCGGAGCGATCCAGCGCCTGGACGAACTGTCCAAGGCTGGCAATCGCTCCGGCTGCGTCCGCCTCGATGACTACCTTGACCCTGTTTTCAGCCACGCGCCCGCCCTATAACAACTTTGGTGTCTTGGATTGGATGTAGTTTTCTAAAATTCCGAGGTCGATCCAGGTCGCCATGGACAGGTCGTCGGCCCCGAACGGGTAGCCGCCCAGGCGCAGCAGACGCAGACGCAGCAGGCCCAGCACGTAGGGCGAGGCCGCCGCCCGATGCCGGGGGCAGGCGGCGCAGGCGGCGGCCAGCCATAGGCCGTTGTCCCTCTTGCACGCCTCCCGCCCCCCGTCGCACCTGGACAGCGTCCGCTCCAGGGCGACGACTAAGGGTTTTCGGCCTGGCCGGCCTCCGTGGGCGCGGACGCCGCGACCAAGTCGGGCGCGTCGCCCAGATCGTCAAAGCGGAAGGCGTCGGGGTCGAGCAGATTTTCGACGGCGCGGTCATCGTCGTCGGCCGTATCGGAATCCTCGGCCGGCTTGGCCACGGCGGTGAAGATGGTCGAAGCCAGGAGGGCGAAAATGTCCGGCCGCACCTTGAAAATCTTATTTCGCCACTCGGGATAGTAGTCCGGGTCGCTCTTGTCCGAGGAAATGAGTTTCCCGGCGACGGCCCAGTCTGTCTTGCGGATGGAGGTGCAAAGACGCGCGCCCATCTGGGCCTGGGTCATCTGCCAGTCCTTGGCGATCTGGATTTTGCCGCCCTTGCGTTGGGTGACGGCGTTCTCGTAGGCGACGCGCTCCGAGTTGGTGGGCATGCGATAGCCCAACTCGAAAGTCTGGTCCGAGAGCTTGCACTTGATATCCATGACGTTGCGCGTGGCTTCGAGGTCATAAGCGGCCATGTTGCTGTCTCCTGTGTTGTTGTTTTGATGGATCAGGAAAAGAGGAAGCGCGTATCGTCGTCGCCGAGGCGTTCTGCCGTGGGCACAAACGAGATGCTGTAGGTGGAAAGGCCGATGCGGTCGCCGTACTTGATGTCCGAGTACTGGGCCGCGCCGACATGCACGTGCAGCCGGTTGCCGGCCTGGCTGCCGATGCGGCAGTTGATGCGCGCCCGGGCGTTGGAGTCCTTCCAGGCGGTCCAGGGGTTAAACGACGCCAGCTTGTCCACTTCGGGATCAAGCGACCCGGTAGGCGAACGGCTGGCCAGCACCAGGGAGGTGACGCCTTCGGGGTGGTTGGCGTCCTGGCGACGATCCACCTTGTTGCCGAGGTCGAGCTTGAGGGCCGTAAACGTCGGGGTGTAGTCGCCAATCATCAGATCGGCCCCCAGGAATTGCGCGCCGGCCAGGGAAGTCAGGGTCGGACTCGGCAGGGCTTGGTCGGCCGGATCGACCCACAACCCCGACAGATTGAAGTCCCAGGTGGGAATCTTGCCGACCTGGGCATCCAGGCTGCACGTGCCGCGCACGCCCAAGACCCGGTGCAGGATGCCATCGCGGTGGAAGTAGACCGCAACCGACTTCTGCTGGCTGGGCGGCAGCGTCTGGGGCCGGTACATGAGGGCCGGCATGATGTCGGAGACGCCGCCCGTGGCCCCGGACGTGCCACCGGTGATGGTTTCGGCGGCCTGGAACGTGCCGTTGGTCACGACCGCCACCAACACATGGGCGCGCTCGATATATTCGATTTGCGCCGTGGCCCCGGACGTGCCGCCGGTGACGACTTCGCCGGCCTCAAACGTGCCGGCGCCGCCGGTCACGGACAGCCGGACAACGGGCGTGGACTGCGTGCCGCAGGCCAGCAGCGCCGGAGCGTAGTCGGGCGGCAGGGGTTTGCCGTCGCCGTCCAGGCCGCCGCCGCGCGCCTCGACCTGGAACGAGAGGTCCAAGGATTTGGCCCCGACAGCGGACCCGGCCGGGGACAGGGTGTCGCGCAGTATGTCGCGCTCAACCCGGTCGGCCTGGGGCGTGATGTCAATGCCCGAGTTGATGAGCACCGCATTGGCGGCCGGCGTCGGTAACGGGTCCGTGGCGTACGCCGCCTCGGTTTTTACCAGCATGACTGCCCGGCGGGTGAGTTGGGATTCGACTGGCATGGCATTTACTCCATGGGGACGCGGTAAACGGTTTCGATGAGGTAACGGGCCGAGTACACGGACAGGCAACGGCCCTGGATTTCACTCTGTTGCGCCAGACGAACGCAGGGGAACACGTCGTCGGCGGCGATGACACGCCGGCCCTCCAGGAGGTCCGCCACGGCAGCAAGCAGCGCGTAGCTTCCCGGGTTGGTAGGGCCGCCCCGGCGGGCCTGGGCTTGGTCGATCTCGTGGCGGTCGCAGGCGAAGACCACAAACTCCAGGTATTCAGCCCGGCGTACGCCGCGATCCTCGAACGATGAGCCGGTGTAGTGGACCAGCACCGCCGGCCACTGCTGCACGGCCGCCTCGAATCGATCCAGGTCCATCTCGCCGTTGTAGGCCTCGATCATGCGGACGGCGTGGGGATGCGCAGCCAGCGGGGCCAGGGCGGCCAGCATGGCGTCTTCGATTTCGGTAACGGTGCGATCAGCCATTGGCGGCGTCCCCCAGGCGCTGATTGATGATGTCCAGACAAGAGCGCAGGTAGGGGTCGGGCAGTGGCGACGTGGGCAAGTACAGCCGGGCCGGCACCTGCACTTTGTGCCCACGCCCGGCAGGACCGCCGAACATCTGGATGGCAGCGTAAGGAGCGGACGGCCCCCAGCCGGCTCCGATCTCCACGGACGTGGGGCCGGCCTTCCAGTTGAGGGAGCGGTAGAGTTCGCCACTCACGCGCAGGATCGGCCCGGGCCAGTGCTTGGTTTTCGCCCTGGCCAGGATGGTGGCGGCGGCCAGAGGCTTCCAGGGCGTACCGTCCGGGGCCTGCTGCCGCACGAATCCAATCCGGGCCAGGTTGGTCAGACGACTGCCGATGTCGTCCATGACGTCGGTCATGGCCCCGAGCCGGGCGGCGAGCTTGGCCAGGAAGACCCTGACCGCTTCGTCAATGATGCGGATGGTGACGCCGGCCATGCTCAAAACCCCTTCAATCCTCGGCCGGTCATGATCCGGGGCGTGGCATCAAACAACACGGCCGCGCCCTCGACCGGAGCCGGCGCGGCGACGCCGGCCGCCTGGAGCGTGATGCGCCCGGCAGCCAGATCGCGCAGTTGTCCAAGGGTGGTCTTATAGTCCTCGGCGACCTTGTCAGGGGCCTCGCCCTGGTACAGGCCATAGAGGGCGACGCGAGCCTGCCAGCCGGCCACCATGTCAGGCACGGCCGAGGTGCTAAACGGCACGGCGTACCCGGCCGAGCGGGCATAGCCGTGGATCACGGCGGCCGCGTCGGCCAGCGCCCGGTCCAGCACGGCGTCGACGATGCCGCCGGTTGGCGGCGTGGTCTTGTCCGTGAGCTGCACGAGCTTGGTTGCGCCGTAGCGCTCGGTCATGCCGGCCTTGTCAACGTACATCGCTCTGACTCCTTACTCGCCTTCGGTCTTGGCTTTGGCCTTGCCGGCCTTGCTGGTCTTTTCGTCGTCGGCCGCGTCGGATGCGTCAGGCGCGATGACGGGGACCGGCCCCTGGGGCAGGCTGGCCGAGTCGGGATTGCTGCCGTCGCCGTCCAGTTGCAGGGGCGGCTGCGGCTCGTCGGGCAGGTCCAGCTCCTGGACCACAAGCATGGGTTCGGTTTTGAGGGCCGTGAGCACCTCGGCGGGGATGTCGCCGGCCGGGTAGTCCACGGGGTGGGCCGGATGAGCCTTGCCAGCCCGGCGGAAGCCGGGAACCTTCGCGGTGATGCGGATAATCTTCGGCATGGGTTCCTCCGATCAGGCCAGATACGGCACGGTCAGCGCGTCGGCCGTCCCGAACCATTCGTTGGTTGCCCCGCCCGTGGTCAGCTCGTTTTTCAGGAGCTTGCGGCCGGCGCTTTCCAGGGAGGGGGGAACCACAAGCAGATTGGGTATGATGCCGAGCGAGGTGCCCGCCTCGTTTTTGTAGCCCTGCATGGCCGCGCGCGCGGCGGCGTAGGAGTCGGCGTCCAGGGGTTGCCGGCTGCCGTAAGCCATCTGCCAGAAGCCGAAGCCGACATTGACCCGGGCGTCCACGCCGTAGAGGTATTCATTGCGCATAAACACGCGTTCATCGGTGGGGCGGTCGAGGCTGACCAGGTTGTAGTCCCGGCGCTTCTGGAAAATGATCGGTTTGATTGGCCGCGTCGTGTCGAGCAGAAACCAGGGAGTGTCCGCGCCGCCGCCGGAGTTGGACACGCTGACAGTCTGGCCGCCAATGTTGACCGGATGGTCGGCGTCGAAGAAATACTGGCCGTCGTAACAGGGCGTGGCAAAGCCGGCCTTGAGCAAGGCAAAGACCAGTTTGTCAGGATGCCGTTTGGCGTTGTCTCCAAGCATGGCGAAACGCGGGCCGAAGATGCCGTAGGTGTCGTCTTCGATGGCGTCGCGGGAGACGCCGATGGTCTGCTCGAAGGTTTTGTTGCGGATGGCGTAGCTGTGCGCGGCCAGGGCTTTGACCACACGTTCGCCGATCCATTCGCGCAGATCGTCGAGGTCGGCCAGCCAGGGATATTTCTCCTCGGCCGTGGTCGAGGGCACCAGCATGGCCACTTTTTCCCAGAAGGACGGCGCGGCCGCGAAGGCGTTTTGAAAGACGGCCTTGTAGCCGGTGAACAGCGCCGAAAGCAGCGCGGCATTGATGACGTTCATGGTGAAGAGACTCCTTTTAGGACTCAACCCAGACGCCATCGGCGTCCACGTTGCGAATGATGCCGACAGCCGAGCGGGTGCCGCCGCCGTCAGTGGGGGCCACGGTCTGATCGTCCACGGCGTAGGCGCTGCTGCCGACGTGCGCCCGGGTGACGTTGCCGTCGTTGGCCCAGGCAAAGCAGCCGTGTTCGACGATGACGAGGACATCACCGTCGGCACCGGCAGCGTTGGAAACGCCCTCCATCACGCGGCCGAGTCCCTTTTTCCCGGTGGCCGTGGTGGCCGGCTCGGCGTAGCCGGTCGCGTTCAACACGGCCAGGGAGCCGGCGAAAAAAACTTTCTCGGCCGCCACCGGATGCCCAAAGGCCTTGCCGTCCCGAAACGGGGTGTTGCGATCCTTGGTCAGGGCCGTCATTTACTCACCCTCCTTTTGCAGATGCTTTTTGTAGGTCTCGGGATCGAGGCCGAGGCGGGAACAAACGGCCAAGTCAGCTTCGCCCATCTGGCCGGCGACGGCCGGCGGGATGCCGCCGGGGCCGTGTTGGCCGGGAGTGACAATGGACGGCGCGGCGGCCACGAACGCGGTAAAACCGGGCAAGTCCTTGGAGGCGTAGCCGAGCGCCCATTCTTTGTTGCGGGGGGTGACCTTGCCGGCCTTCATGGCGGCCTCGACGGCCTCGGTGGCCTTGTCCTGGGCCTGCCCGTCTTCCAGGGCCTTGAGGCGCGAAGACACGGCCAGGAATTCGGACATGGGGACGTGCTTGGCAGGGTCGGGGTTGGCGGTCTGGGCCTGCCCCAGCTTGGCGGCGATCAAATCCTTGGCGCAGGCTGCCAGTTGCGCCGGCTTGGTGGGGCCGGTCAGCCCCAGAACCTGGGCCGTCTCGTTGACGGCGGTCAGAGTGTCGGCCAAGGCCGTCTCAATGGCTCCGGGCGTGGCCGTCTCGGGCAGGCCAAGGCGCTTGCCCATGCCGACCAGGACAACGCCGGTCGCCTTGTCGCGCTCGGCCAGCGACTTGGCGTGGGCCGCCAGCTGCTCGGCCGTCACGTCGGCCGGCAGCCCCAGGCCCGGGGCCAACATGGCCAAAAACTGTTTGAGGTCCATCTCGCCTCCGTTGCTTTGGAGCCTGCTGGCCAGGGCCTGCATCTCCAGGTTGGGGGTGTTGGTCAGGGCCGCGTGCTCCACGCGGATGATGCGGCCGGTGTCGTCGTGCCAAAACACGGGAGACAGGTAGCGATACTCGCGGGCGGCCACCCGGGCAGCCGCCGCTGACGTCCAATCCACGCGCGCAAAAACGCCGTCGGCCCGGGCCTGGAACTCTTTCATCCAGGCGGCGGCCGGCGCTGGCTGGCCGTTGTCTTTGCTCCACAGGGTTTGGTGGTCGTAATCGATGGGCAGGTCTGCGCCCGAGGCAGCGGCCAGCGTGGCAGTGATGACGCCCTGGGGGTCGTCCAGATGGTAAGGACCAGCCCCGTCCCGGCCGGCAAACGTGCCGGCGGGCAGAATTTGAACCCATTGCGGAGCCTCGCCGGCAGTGCCGACGGGCAGGGGCATGGAAGAGTTTGCGGCGCGAGTCAGCATGGCCCGATGTCTACCCGGGCCGGGCGTGGAGAGGAGAGCGGGCAAATGTCCGCCCTATGGTCAAGAGGATGGGATTCTGGCCTCGTACGCTGCCAGAGCGACACGAGGCAACCCCGGACATGGCTCGCATTCGCGCCAGACCATGTTTACTCGGCGATTTACTGACTTTTGCGTCCTTCGCCCTGGCCGGGGTTGCCAGGGCGCTTAAAACGGCTTATTTTTTACATGCCCTTTTGGGGGCCGTCTGGAGAGGCCGGGAATGTCGCTGCCGGTCGGGGCGAACCTGTAAAACCAGGGAGTCCCCCCGTGGAGTTTGCGCACCACCCAGACGGCCTTTTCTATTTTATTCGCTCATATTCCCGCACGTTCTCAAAAACCCCGGGATCGATGACCCGCCCCGACCACAGGTCATTCGTGCGGATCGTTTCTCGACGCAGCCCTCCGCTGGCATCGGCAATCTTGACCCGGGTCGCATAATTCACCCGCACCACCAGCTTCCCCGAATCCTCTCCGGCATCGATGAGATACAGCAACGCCGGGTTCGCCTTGTCCCAATAGATCGCCTCCGGCTCCCACAAAGCATCCACGGCCCGTTCAATGACGGCCCGGGGCAACCCGACGCCGCTCCCTCGCTTGGTTTCGCGGTACAGGTGATTAATGCCATCGTCGGACAAGGTGACAGCCCCGCTGGACAATTCCACGGCCTCGCCGTTGGCCGTGGCCCGGCCGGCTTGGAAGAACTCCAGCACTTCATCCGGCACAGCCCCGACAACCCGGCGTTCGCCGGTTTTGATCGGTCGCCCGGCCTCCAGGGCATCCAGACGCGGGGCGATCCACTCCATGAGGTCGCGCTTCATGGCCGGCACCACAAACCGGGCGCTGGCAGCCTGGGCGGCGGCCATGTCCGGTGAGGCGTCCACCAGTTTGCCCATCAACGCCCGGGCCGCGTGGCCGTCAAGCGCCGCCTCGCCGGGGTTGTAGGCAAACCCCGGATCGATGCCTCTGGGGATCGTCATGGTCTCGCCGGTGCGTTCGTTGGTGTAGAGGGTCAGATCGTCCACCGGATCGGGTGAGACCTTGTAGCCCAGGGCGTTGAGGTCATGGGCGGACAGCTGGATGGTTGAGCAGCGGCAATGCCAGCCGTTGGGCGGAAAGTGGGTTTTCCACCAGGGGTGGTCGACCGGAAGAACCGTACCGTCCCAGGATCGATGTTGTGGGCGGGTGCTGGGGTCCAACACGGCGGTATACCGCAGATATGGGGCATACCGCTTGCCGCGCTGGATGCGCGCCCATTCGCCAGCCGCGTGGCTCATGCGCATGTTGGTGTCGTAAATGATCTTGAGTCGGCGCGGGCTGCCGAGTTGCACGGCTTTGACTTCGCCGGTCAGCGGGTCGGGTTTTTCCATTTTTCCCCACCATCCTTTCGCTTGCAGGATGGGGGTCAGCTGGGCCGAAAATTGCTTGAAGGTCAAGCCCTGGATCGTGGCGGTCTGGACAGCGGCCTGGATGTCCTTGAGGACGTCGAAGCCGGCGCTTTTGGCCACGGTAAAGGCCGTGGCGTGCTGCTTTTGCCAGACGTCGCGCCAGTCCCAGGACTCGGCCAGATTGTAGCCCTTGGCCTTGAAGTAGGCGATGGCCTCCTCGGGCGGCAGAGCCTGAAAGCGGATGTTTCCGACGTCGCTATTTGCCAAGGCCGGCCCCCGTCTCGCCGGCCAGCCGGGCCATGAAACCCATACGGGCAAGATGATCGGCCAAGGCGGCTGCATCTTGGCCGGCCAGGACATCGGGCAGCCGGCGCTCAAACTCATCCAAAGTGAGTCCCTGGGCGAGACAATCATCCAGGAGCGCGCGGACCGACACCAGCAGCGGGTCAACGAGGGGTTGCCAGCTGTCCAGTTCCTCGGCCACGGCCACGTCTACGGCGTCCATGACCTGGGCCGGCGCGGCCGGGGAGGCGGCGGCCACAGCCCGGCGCGAGGCGGCAGCCTGCCGGCCCTGGGGCAGCGCGACAGGATCGGGCTGGCCAGGATCGACGGCGATCTGTTCTTGCCCAGGTGCATGAAGCAGTTCTTCATCCGGAGCCGGATCGGGCAGGCCAAACTTGTCCCGCACCGTGGACATGCCCACCTTGAGCCCCAACGGCACCAACTTTTTTAGATTGTCGGCCAGGGCCGTCAAATCCTCGGCGTTGATGCGTTTGATAACGATCTTGGGATAGAGCTTGCGCGGCCCCAAGTTAAGGTCGACCACGGGCCGCACCAGATCGCGATTGAGTGTAGCCGACAACTGCCGGGCATCGGCCTCTTCGATGTCCTGGCGGACATGCTCGTGGGCATCGGCAGTGCCTACGTGCTGGCCCACGTCCGTGGTGCCAGTCTGGCCCAGGACAGCCTTGGACGTCTGGCGGTCCAAGAACTCGGCCAGCTTCTCGAACAGCGCGATGCTGCCCGAAATCTTGGCCTCGATAAATTCGATGGTCATGCTGGCCGGGATGATGGCCGCCGCATCCCGGGAGATAGACCGCACGGCTTGCAGCAGGACGGCCTTGTCCTTTTCACTGGCCCCGGGGCCGTACTTGCCGACCCGCAGGGGGACGCCGAACATCTCGGCGAATTCGACCCAGGCCTTGATGTCGAAGTTTTTGAACAAATAGCCCCAGGCAACGGCCCGGGCCAACCCGCCCCGGATGGGCAGGCCGGATTTACTGTGATGGACGTGGTAAATGTACTTGTAGGGTGACAGCGGCACAGGCTGCCCGCCCTCGGAGAGCAGCATGGGCGTGCGGCCGTCCACGCGGTCAAACTGGAACCACCGGGGGTCGCGCCACTCCAGACGCGCCGGCAGCCATTGCCCGCCCGAGGTGTCCCAGATGATTTCCGTGAGCGAATACCCTTTGCCCACGGCGTCCAGGATGTCGAACAGTTCGTCCCGCAGCTCATCGCGCGACAGCCAGTCCCGGATCAGATCCGCCGCCCGCACATCCTCGGCCGCATCGGTAGCCGCCTCGACCGTGATGTCCAGACCACTGACCTGATACTTCCGGGTGGCCAGCACCGAGCGGTAATGGAGGTCTTTTTCCTCCATCTCTTCTGCCAATTCCAGATACGCCGTGGGGTCGCCATCCTCGGCCGCGCGCAAAAGCCGGGCCAGCCGTACCGGCGTCAGGCCCTGGGCCGGGTGGCCAGACAGCACCTGACGCACCCCGGTGACAGTCGGCCCGGCTTCCTCTTCCCGAAGCCGCCCCAGTTCCACTGGCCGGTCCAAATGGTCGTATAGCGTCGGCATCAGTATGCTCCCCGGCCGAACCGCGCCCGGCCGTTATCATCGTCAAAATCATCGTCCTGCCCGGGGTGGCCAGGGCCATCACCGGCCGACGTGGCCGGGGTGTAGGCATATTCCATCACTCCAGAAAGAGCACCGGAGACCGCCAAGAAACAGGCCCAAGCCCGGTCGGCATGGCCCTTGGAATCACGGTCGGCCATCAGGCGCGGGGCACCGGTAGGGCCGACTACCTTGCGTATTTTGTGCAGATCATCACGCAAAACCGAGTTCCCGGCCGGTATACGAACCCGCCGATCCTCGAAGGCCTGTTTTGCGGCAGTGGCCACGTTCAGGGGGGTGGCCCCATTTAAGAGGACGCCCTCCACGCGGTCGGCTCCAAGCGCCACCTTCATATCCTCGACAGGCTTTTCGCCCATGCCGGTCTGGTCCATGATGAGGCGCGAAAGCCGGTATTTGGCGGCTAGGGCCTGGATGATGGCGTCTTGGGCTGCAAAGGAGATATTACGATCCTCAACAATCTCGCGTGTCCAAAGCACGTCACCCACCAACTCGAACACCCAGGCCACCCACAAGTCCCGGCGGCGGGCGATGTCGTTGCCGATGAACACGGGACCGCCCCGGTAAAGACGCGGATTGCCAGCGTCGGGATGCTCGCAGGAGAGGATCAGGTCATAAGACAGCCAGGAGGAAGCCACCTCCAGAAATTCCAGCTCGTATTCCTGACGCCACGCCTCTTCGTCGCCCAACCCTCGCCGCAGGGCGTCCACGTCCCGGTCCAGGCCCTGAGCCACGGCCTCATGAATGTCCACACGGTGCCGGCTCCAGATGTCATCTTCGGACGTCCACAGCTCGTAAAACTTGTTGTCCTTGCCATTGGGCGTGGACGTGACCCGCAGGCGCAATCCGCCTTTGGAGACGACCGGGAAAATGGCCCGCCAGATGTCGCGGCTGCGCTCGTGAAACGCGAACTCATCCAGAAACACGTTGGCGGAAAAACCGCGCGCTGTGTCCGGGTTGGCTGGCAGGGCTGTGATCCTGGAACCAGAAGGGAAACGGATTTCCAGGGCCGTGTACTCGGCCCCGGACTCCCCCCGAAAGACCTCCTGTGAGAACTCCGGCGGATGTTTGCCGGCCAGCAAGGCATTGTAAATAGTGTAAAACGCCTTACAGAACGGCTTTATGGCTTCATCAACCGCCTCTTTGGCCTGCCGTTCGCCGCGTGACAAGATGACCCACCGTACGCGTCGTCCGGCGATCTCGGCTTGGATGCAGTCTTGGACGATCTCGGCGCAAGTCGTGAACGTCTTACCCGTCTGGCGCGAGAACATGCCGAGCTTGAATCGGGAATCGTCTTGCAGCCAACGCTGTTGGAACAGGTGGAATGTGATAAGAGGCGCAGTCCCGGTCATCAGACAAACCCCATAATGCGCATGGCCTCTTCGGCGGCTTCGGGGTCCATGCGGCCATCACCTACGGCCGTGCGGACATTGCGCTTGGCCTCTTCTTCCAGCTCCTTGCGCACCTGCTCGCGGACCTTCGCCTCGGCCTCAATGCTCAACTTGGCCCCGGCCTCCACGTCCTTGACCGACTTGGCGAGCTTGGCCAGGTCGGCGAAGTCCATTTGCTTGGCGTCGGAATTGGTGGCAATCTTAAAGGCCAGCCCCCGCACCAGCTCCACGAGCTGCGCGCCGAGGTTGCCATCCGGGGCGGCCCCCACCTCGCGGGCAAAGGCGGCGGCGATCTCCCGCGACTCGCGGATTTTCGCGGCGGCCTCCTCGAACGTCTTGCGGTAGCGGCCAACGGCCGAGCGCGACACACTGACCTGGACACCCGAATCGGCGAGCTGCTCATTGAGCCAGGCCGTGACATCGTCAATGGTCAAATCCTTGCGCGACGCCAGGAAACGGTCAAATGCCGTCCGCAGCTCGGGCGGCAGCGTGTCAATGGTAGACGGCTTGGGCATGGCCTACCTCGCCCGGGGGCGTTTGACGCCCGGCACAGTTGCCTTGCCCTCGGCCACGTCCTGGCCCCGGCCGGTCAGGCGCACCACAGTCACCGGGCCGACTGCTTCGGCCTCCACGAGTCCTTGCTCATGCAGCCAGGCGCATTCGGTTTCCACGCAATCACGCGAGCAACCATGGCCGACCATATCCAGGGCATCCTGGAGAATCGATGTGTTCAGTTTCCGGTCCAAGTCCTCGGCCAGCAGCCGCAGAATGACCAAACGGCGATCTTGGGCTAACACCTCGGCAAACTTCATTCTCCCCTCCGGTCGCGACGACTTTCGGCCAGCTGATGTTCCAGCAACAAGCCCAGCGGGTGTTCCACCCGCTTGAGCACTTCAGATAAACCCCGGATGTCAGCCGCTTGTGCCTTGACGTCGCCGCGCAGCCCTTCAAGTTCTGTGGCCAAATCGGCCATGGACTTGATCGACGGCAGCTTTCCCATGTCTTCGGCCACCTCCTTGCGGCAGACGGAGCGACAGGCCGCGCAATCCCTGCCGGTCACGAATTCTTTGCGCAGGGACCACATGAACCAGCCCATCACGGCCTGGACAATGGCCAGGATAAACGCCCCATATTCCTTGATGAAGTCCACAACCCCTCCCTATCCCTCGAAATCCGTCTGACATGCCCGGCACCGCGTGGCCCCGGGCACGGCCACAAGTCTTACGGCCGGGATCGGCTCCCCGCACTCGGCGCACACCACCCGGCCGTCCTCGATGACCTGGATGCCGGCCGGGGCGGCCGGGAGGGCGGCCGCGATGGCCCCCTCCCGGTAAAGCGTCTCGGCGACCTGTCCCTCATCGCCAAAATCACTCACGCAGCCGGCTCCAGGGGCCGGGGCTTGGCCGGGGCGTCCAAGATGCCCTGTACGGCGATGTACAGGCCGGCCAGGGCACAAATGAGAATCTGGGAGACCGGCGGCAGGATTTCCTGCATCGGCAGCTGCACCAGCATCCCGGCCAAGGTGACCAGCGTCACCCACAGCTTACGGCTGCGCCAGCCGGAGCCGCTCCGCAGCTCGGTGCTGAACTGGCTGATTGTGGTGGCGAATTCTTGGAGCCGTTCGGCCTGGGGCCGGGGCATGACGGCCTCCCCGGGCTGCATCAGCACGTCCGGGGCCAGTTCGCCAGGGGCCTGCGGGGGCACGACGCCGCCGGAAGCCTTGCCCACGACCAAATCCAGGATTTCCCCGACGTCGGCCGAGGACAAACCGATTTGGTTCTGGAGCATACCGACCAACGCCACTTTTTTTGCTTCGTTCATGGTCTCCGTTCCTTATTAATCCGGCCAGACGCCGCCCGGGATGCGGGCCAGCACCTTGTCTGGGTACTTGTTGGCAAGATTCGTCCGGTTGCCCGGGCCGCCGTTATAAGCGCGGCAGACCATGGCCCAGCCGCCTTCGGCCAGATACCGATCCGCCAACCGACGCAGACAGCGGCAACCCCATTCCAGGCCGACTTCCGGTTCGCAAAGCTCCGGGAACCAGCCACGGAAGCCCATACAACGGGCCGTTTCGCCCATGACCTGCATCGGCCCCCAACTGGTGGCCCGGCCGACTTCCTCGGTATCGCGGGAGCAGCCAGCCGGCACGTAGTCGGTGGGTTCGAGGTTGTAGCGCCGGTCGAAATCCTTTTCGTAGCGCATGGCGTCATCGTTGTTCGAGGACTCCTGCGCGCACATGGCCCGGACGATCACCACGGGCAGCTGATAGCTGGCGGCGAAGGTCACGATCATGGGGTCAGTCAGTTTTTCCGTGCCTTCCAT